TCTCTAATGATAGTAATTATATCATCAGCAGATGCACCTGTGCTTCCTAAAGTTATTGAACCACCTGCTCCAAATTCATAAGCTTCATCCGAAGAGGATGCAGTACCCGTAATACTATATTGTGATGTAGTAGATGGAGAAGCATTATAGGTTAGTAATGTTGTACCATTATAGACTTTAACGTCTGCTACATTGAAAAATTCGAATGGTATCGCAAAGACAGTTTGACTGCCACTCGCTGTATACGATACCCTTGGTGTATTTTTGTTACTAAGTATTGTCATTTCTTATCTTAATTTATCTTCTCCCCACTTCCATAAACTTTTAAACTTTCTATCCCAAAACCACAAGGTATTAAAGGGAATTAATCTTCTCATTGTTGCCGATTTTTCATCATAATCTTGATCTGTCATAAAAGCATATAATAAATCGGCAGGAATACTTGGTCCTGCTCCTGTAAATTCTCCTAAAGCATCGGCAATATCAGGATCGCCAAACCTTAAATCAATTCCTAGTGATGGTCTAATTCCTACAGGAGAATCAAACATTCCACTTGATATTGTTTCTAACATAAAATTCATATCTGTAAAGAGTCCAGCTACTCCTGATAATTCTACACCTCTTATAATTTTTTCTTCTAAAGTTTTTTGTGTCCAGTATCTAGGATTCTTAAAGTAATCTCCCATCATTCCAAAACTAATCATCGCTATTACTCCACTCATAGCATTCATTTCTCTTCCTTGGAATCCTGAAATTAATAATTTTCTATTTGCTGCAACAGCCCAAGAGAAAAATTGAAAAGGTAATCCCATATAGGAGTTACTAAATTTTCCACCTCTTGTAGTTTTAGTAAAACCTAACCATCTTCCTAAAGGATTATCAAAACCTTTTGCAAATGCTTCATCATTTACTCTAAAGACTCCGTGCATTAAATTAAATTGGTCAGCCGAAGTAGGAGTAATAATTGTTCTATTAACATCAGCGTGTATAGCATTTCTAAATTTATGAAGTGCTTGTAATCCGCCAGTATTCTTGCTCCACATTCCTGAATTAGCAAGATACAATCCATCCTTTGTTAATTCGTGAGGCATACTAGCAATTAGTTTTGCAGTTTTAAGATCAATACCATAACTTGCCAATCTAGTAAGCTCAAACTCGCTGGCTAAATTTTTAGATACCTTAATACTATCTTCAATTAATCTATGAACAGAAATAACTCCTTGAAAATCTTTCCATAAGACAGTCCAAGGAGAAAGTAAATTGGCAACATAAAATGGTCCTTGTGCTTTATGGAAAGGTTGTCCTAAAACTTTATCAAATAGTCTATTACCTAATCCTTTACCAAATCCTATTTGTCCTCCATCTTCAATATATCTTTTACGAGCATTCCCCATTACAATTTCTTGAGCAGGAGCAAGGAATTTTACTTCTGCTATTGCTTGTTTATATCTTCCAATATTGGCTAAAAATAAGGGAAGTCTACCGTGTTTAAATGTTTGTAAGAAACCATTAACAGCAATTGGTCTTGCCATATCTACCATAGCAGAAAAAATAACTTTACCCATAAAAGCTAAACTTGCCCAATCTCTTAGAAAAGATGCTGATCGTTTATTTAATGATGCAGGGTCCTCAAGATTTAGAATACCTAAGAGTTTATCTTTTTCATCTTCAAACGCATTAAGCATTTTATTAATCTTCTGATTATCTGAATCTTTTTTAAGATGTTTGGTAATCAATCTTAGTTCTGCTCGATCCATAAAATTGTCCAAATGCTTATCTCCAAAGTTACGAGTAAGTTCTATAGCGGGAGCCATCTTGGTATGATACTGACGCATTACAAACTCTATATCTGTTTCAATAAATTCCATTACTTCTCTATTAGGAATATCTAATTTTCTTGCCATCAATGGTCTAGTACCTGCTCTCCATTGTCCCTCTTTAATTCCCCAGCCACCAAAATTTTCTCCATCAAATTGTCTTGCTTCATTTGTGATATTGGCGAAAGCTTCATCTACACGCTTTTGTACTTTCACAGGATCAGTAGAAATAACTGTTTCTAATCCTTTCGGGTCCTTTTTAGTTTTGATTCTAAGAGGATGAGTAACAAACCATCTTCTTAATATCTCTTTTAAAGCTTCAGGATTATTATGAATCTTATCCATTCTCCACATACGAGTTGCATAGGTATTCTTAGTTTCATTAGGAGGAGCTATAGTATCCATAAACTCATCTAGTTCTTGTTTAACTGTACGCAGTTCAAATTTCTTTCTTGTAATAAAATCTGTTAATCTTTTAATTTGATGTTTGTTAAGAGATTTATTAGCAAGGATTGTTTCTGCTTCATCAATCATACCTGCTTTTTTATCCATTAATCTTTTATAAGAACCTTGAGATGCAAACATATTTAAGCTTTCCGCTTCATCTCCATATGATTTAAAGAATTTTCTTGCTCGATCTGCTGACTTTCTAATGATCGGATGTAAAGCTGAGTCCTGATAAACTTTCTCATCAACAACAGCGTGAAAAACTTTATTAAAATATTGTGCTTGTGTAAGTTTATTAGGATCATTAGGATCATTACGACCTCTTACTTTCCTATATAAATAATTAAAAGCATCTCCTGTTCTGATAATGCCTTTCTGAACATTCATATCTAATATTTTTTTAGAATTAGCATTACCCATACGAAATTCATTAAAGTCATCGCCAATGCCCATAATAACTGAACGATATTCTGAAAACCATTTACTGTTTGCTTCCATATAAGCTGAATTATTTGTAGGTACTCCGTGTCTATTGCCTCTTGTAGCAGTAGCAAAATCTCCTGAGATTTCTTGTATTCGTCTTGCAAACCAAGGGTCCTTAAATGTTCTTGATAGCTTTGCTACCGTTCCATAATTGGTCCAAGCTTCTACCCATTCTAAAAATCTATTAGTTTCTGTACTTTGATCTATCTTAGATGCTTTAATCAAATCATCATAGACCATAGCATTCAATCTATTTTCTGCTTCTGCAATACTTTCGGCTGGTTCTTTTTTGAAGTATCTTAATTTCCTATAAATCTCTTTCTTCATTAAGAACTTCATAAAGTCTTCGGATGTTCTGAAAATATCTCTTTTCAATGGACTGGCATCCATTACATCACTAATTAAATGTCTATTCTGTGCATATAAGTTTCTGATATGAACTTCATCTACATATAATTTATACTTAGGTTTAGTTTCTACACCTATTTTTTCTTTAACCTTGATTTTTTGTTCTTCTAATGCTTTAATTTTTTTGATAGCAGTAGAAGTAACATCTATAGTATCACGACCTAAAGCCATTTCGACAGCTTTCAAATCTTGAACAGCATTTCTATATGATCCTTGATTTGTAGTCCCCTCTTTTTCCATAAGTAATTTTCTTTCTTGTAATTTTGTTCTTACTTGTGCCAATATATCTTTAGAGATATTAAAAAGTGTTTTACCCTGAACACCAAAACCAATAGCAGATTTAACAATATAATTAGGATTCAAAGGATTAGTAAAAGAAGCAGATCGTGTATCTAAATAAACTGGTTTTTGAGAACCATCAGGAAATCTAACTCTAATTGTTTTTCCTGTACTACTTACAGATAAAACTTCAACATCTCTAGCAATACCCTCCTCATCATAAACTCTTATTCTATCTCCCTTAACTACTTTGTCAGGTACAGGTAAATCGTCAAAACCTGATGACTTAATTTTTGCCTTTCCTGTTAATCTTGCTTTTTCATTTTCTAATTGTCTAATAGAAGCTTCAAGTTGATTCGCTTTTTCAGTTTTTACATTACGAGCTAATCTTAATTTTTCTACTGCTTCTACAGATTTACCACTCCATTTCTCCATCATTGTATTAGCTTCTTTTTGAAGTGATGTTCTTAGTTTTGTTAATTGACCAACAAGTAATGTAATTTGTTTATCAATTCTTATGACTTCAGTTTCAGTTCTGAGTTTAATATCTTCAGTAATTTTAATAGTTTCTGCTTCAGTACGAGTTCTAACAGTTGTAGGTTGTTCCACATCCATCCATACGGGATGATAGTTTTTACCAGTAAATTTATTAGTATTACCTATAATCACAGTAGAAGAAAAAGCATCTTCTCCAACTTTCCAGTCAAAGCCCTCTACTTCAAAATCTTTTCTGCCCTCAGTTTTATTGAAAGCTTTAAAATAGTTTTTAGAGATTTCATTTACGCCACCCTTTTTACCAATCGTTTCTGATGCAACTCTTTTTCCAAAAGTTCCACTTAACAAACCACCAAGAATAAATGATCCAGCAACATACATAGCAGTTTCTTGATTCGTTGAAGTAGGATCAAGTGATCTTCTAATAGGTTCTGTAGCACCCACTAATCCTGATGCAATCGCACCACCTTTAAGAAATCGCATACCAAAACCTACACCTGTTGCAAATGGAATAGGAATCCAGTTAATAGGATCGCCTAGTCCAGCCACTAAAGCAGGAAGTATTCCTCTATCACTTGCTTCAAGTCTTTCTCTTCTAATAAGATTTTTATCTATACCAGTTTTTATTAAATCGTGATGTTCCTTATTGATAACGCCAGTAAACTTACTAGCAAATTCTTCATAACCATCTAAGTTTGCAGGATCGAAAGGATCGTATTCAGAATCAACGCCTTTATCAACCCAGCCATTATCTCTATTCTGCCAAACCTGTCCCATCCAATAGAGATTCCATTCATCTACAACATCGGACCAAAATCCCATATCATATTTAAAATGTCTACCGTGGCTTTGAGGTATTGGAGAATAAACAGATTCTATATTCTTGAATACAGATAAATCTTTTTCCTGTGCATCAGCATTGAAAATTTGTTTAATTGGTTCTGCCATTAATCCATCCACATAAGCATTTCAGCAGCAGTTACTTTTTTATAATCTTTAAGTTTCTTAATTCTTTGTAACTTATAGTTTTCAATCTTTTCATTCATATCGCCATCATTAATAATTAATTCTTGACGCTTAGTTTCATAATTAAGAGAGGGATCATAAAAAATAGGTAAGCCATTTTCATCTTGAATCAGTTTTGGTTGACCATTATTATCTACCCATACTAAATTATATTTAGGAGCAACATTGGTACCCATTCCTGTGCTTTGTAAAAATATCTTTGTTCCAAAATCTACTTTGAATCCACCATCTTTATGTTCAGTTAAATATGGTATCATTTTTTCAAAATCAGGAGAACCTTTAATCAAATTATAAACTTCAGGCATCATCCACTCAATACCCAGTTCCCCATCTTGGTTAGGTAAACTATAAAAGTGTTCTACTGCATCTAAAACAAAGTGTTGTCTATCTGCAAAATCTCCCTCATCATATTTCATATTAACAAAAGGGCTAAAAGTATATTTACTAAAACCATATCCTGTACCACCATCCAAAACATATTTCATTGAAGATTTAATTGCAGAATCAAGATCAGATAATTTTCTAATAGGATGTCCTTTCATAATATATTCGTGTATCTCACTTTTAACTGCCTGAGATAATGTTAAAGAGATAGAGGGTTCCCACATAGTTATGGTATCTAATAAATTAACAATCTCTTTATCTACATATCCATTCACTTCACTAATATTAGTAATTCTTTTTCCTGATGCAAAGGTAACAGCTTGTGATAAAGAGGTAAAAGTAGATTTTTCAAATTTATCAAAATATTCCCTAGTAGAATCAATAGCGTCTATAAGATTATTATTTAATCTTAACTTGGATTCAATGGCGAAAATTCTATTCTGAATATCCTTGGATATACCTACTGTACTAAATATATCTAATCCTACTGTTGAATGACTGATACTTCCGTCAATATCCTTGCTAAAGGTATGATGAAAATCATTCATAAAAGTAATAAGGGAACTATTCCTTAATGCCTCTATATCATTTTGATTAAAGTTTGTGTAAGCCATTTCCATTTGTTCTTTAACTTGAAGAGGTAAGACTTGTTGTTCAGTTAAAATCCATTTAATAAATCTGTCGCTATTATTCCAGTCATCAATAGTAATATGTTCCGAAGAATCAAATAAGGAATTAAACTTAGCAATAACGATAGGCAAATTAGTTGGAGCAAATAGTTTCTCAGCATATTTATCTTTAGTTAATCCTCCCGTAACTGCATTCTTTCCCTCATTGTTAAGATTAAAATCAAAAGTAGTTAATACATTTGTAGTATCTACTTTATCTTTAACAAGCCCTTTCATAATATTGATTTGATTACTTAGGGCTATTCTAACATCTTCAAAGACACCAAGATTATTTCCCTTAACATTATTAAGATCAGTTTTAGTAATTTTTTTAGTCTTACCATCAGGTAGGATTAAATTAACTTCATTCGGTCCTTTGATTTGTAGTAAGCTAGTTATCTTTTCGTAATTCCTAATGGTATTAGTTAATAGTAAAGGCGAAGAACTGTCATAGTCTGTAATGTGAATGCCCTCGAATAATTTAAAAACATCCCGCATTACTGTAGCATCAGCAATATTTTGTTTACCCTCTCCTAAAGCATTAATGACATTATTATTTTGTCCATTCGTAACAGTTTCCTTAAACTCATCTAACTTTTTCTGAATCAAATCTTTATCATCATAGAATAATGCCTTGTTATATTCAGATAAGGTAGTCTTATGATCTGAAGTATATTTAACATTCTTAATTAATTCGTGAAATCTATCATAGTTAGATGCCACCATTCTTCCGTGGGCTGGAACTTTATCTTTGATATAAGTTTCAATGACCTGTTTAAAATTAGGTTCAAGATTCTTTAATAAAGGTTCTAATCTTGATTCAACAATTGAAGTAAAGTTTTCTATGGTATCGTAATTTTTTTCAGCAGTACCTCTTTCATCTAAAATAATCTCGTCAATACTAGCTTCAACTTCTTTCTTATATTTTAAAAAAATATCTTTTTCGAAAGATTCTATTGAACTAGCTGTCGTAAGATATTCAGGAATTTTTACTTTAGTAGGTATTTTTTGTTTATGAACAACTCCTTTGTCATCTGTATAGGTTACGTTTTTTTCTCCAAAATCATATTCGGATGCTTCTCTTTCTCCTAACTTCTTTCCCCAATCTTTTGTTTCTCTTAATGCAAATTCAGACCATTCACTTACAATTTGATTAAAAGCATTAGCAGTTTGTATCTCGCCTCTTGCTGCTACTTCAAATCCTCCACCTCGGTTAATACCGATTTGGTCTACATATTTTATCTCTGCTTTTTCTTGTTTTAATTTTGCCATTATGCTATTTCAAACCATTTAGGTTTAAATTCTTTTGCTGTTCTATAAGTAGCCATTAAACCTCTTCCATAGGTAGCGTATATACTTGCTTTACCAGCCGAGCTAGCAGCTTTACCTGCTAATCCAGCTTGTTGTACACCGTATAAAGATGATAATCTTTTTTCAGCTCCCATTAATTTAATCTTTTCTAAATCTCTTTTCACAACTTCCTTACCTTTTTTAAAGAATGCACGGTAAGATGCTGAATCAGTCGTTGTACCTGTAATTGAAAGTAATGCTCTATTCGTAGAAATCTGAGAAATGTATTTTCTCTTTCTATCATTTTCTTGCATTAAAGTTGCCAATGATTCTGAATCTGCTTGTTGTTTATATGCCTCTTGTTGTGAAGCATATTGCATTTGTTGATAAGCCATCGCCCTTTTTTGAGCATTGACACTCATCATTGTGCCACCAACAATAATACCTACTTGTGAAACTGCTGCTAAAGTTGCCGCAGTTGTAGTAGAAGCACCCATCGCTACAAATAATTGTGGAACACACATTAGTAATATATCTCCGTTGTTAAGCCCAGTAATCTCATAGGTACTGGTGCTGATTGAGTAATCTCTAAATTCGGTTCTAAATTATATCCTAAAAAATACACTTCTTTTTTTCCTGTAAAACTTGTTAATCCGCCTGATGTATTCAAAGTTACATCCGTAAGAATGACATCATTTGTATTAACTTTCATATTATACGTTGAAGATAGTTCTACAACAGCTTTGGCAATTTTCCTAGGATACCCTGTTAATTGTCCGCTTTGAACGGTAGCATCAATAGGCAAAGTATGAAGTGTAATATCATAATTCAATCCAATATCTGCGGCTGCAGTAGGCGTAGTAATCGTTACAACACCATTGGTATCAACTGTGCCTGATCCATAATAATAAACTGGACTACCCTCGGCTGATCCTGACGTAAGATAAACTGTAAATCCTCTCATATCAGGCAAACTATTTAATCCTGAAAAGACTTTTGAAGTTATAAATTGTAATGCAACACCATCAGACTGAGAGGCACTTGCATTAAGAACAATAGTATATTCTTGACTAACACCTGTCGCAGTAGCACTTTGAATTGTATAGACCGCACCTACTCCTGCAAACTGGAATGTTTCTCCTTGACTTGGGGCATTGGTAAATCCATCTCCAATAAATGTAGTCGTACTACTGAATGTCCCGTTGACTAATGGAGTTCCGTGTGGCTGATAGCTTGCGGAAATTGTTTTAGTAACAGTCATATCTGTTGGTAAATCAAAAGCAGTAGAGGCAAATTGTTCAAGATAATAAACATTACCTACAAAATCAGTAACTGCTAATCGTGTTGAATCTGTTGTAGTCGTTGTAAAATTGCTTGATCCGTTATCATCTCTTACGACAGTAACAACATTAGCCGCAGGATTAGCTACTGTAAATCCACTAACAGCATTTAAAGCAGTATAAATATTATCTGCTGTAGTGTCGTTACTTTCGTTTGGTCTAAAATAATGAGTGTTACCTACAGATGATGATGGAGCAGAACCACTAATGGCTTCCGCTTCTAAGGTAATAACAGTATCGTCTTGTTTAGTAAAAGTTAATTGAGTTCCTACCGCTATGTTTATATAATCTGTAACAGTCACTGTGCAAGATACATCAACTGGTCTATTGACCGCAACATAGATATTATCTGTAGTACAAGCAACGGATTCTATCATTCCATCTGTGGACCACAACATCCATCCTGCAATTTTTTCTGCTCTTTGAGATGTAAAGATTCCCATCGTTCCATCATCATTAACAAGAAAATAAAATTGTTCTGTTCTATTAGGGAGAGATGTAATCTTTGCTGAATCTTGTGGACTCGATATTAAATGATTTGATAATAAACTAATAGAGTTGGAAGAAAATTCTTCCATACCTGAATTGTACATATACTCTCTTACTGTCTTGCCATTGTTTTGAATATAAATAGTAGCCCCATCAAATATTCTAGGCATCGCTTTTAATTGACTTCCTAAAGTAGATTGTCTGATAATCTGTATATCGGTTGGTGTAATCGGTTTTCCTATTTGTGGTTTAAGATAAAACTCCGCTGTACTAGAAAAAATCTGTAACAGTTTTCCTGATACTATATGCCTAATCTCATTGATCTGATCTGAAGCAATTTGTATTTGTATTGAATCCGCATCCTCCGAATCTCCTACATCAAAATTATAAAAGTCTGCAATTTTACTTCCTTGTATGCCATCAGGTAAAGCAGTAACTCCACCAAAATATAATCTTTGTTCGTGAAAGGTAACTGCTTTTGGATAGCCATTCACAGAAGAAAAAACTTGTTCATCCCAGTTTCGAGTAGGAGGGTGTCCTACAACAACAACTCTTACTCCACCACCATCGACAGATTCAAGAGCAGTATCACTTCCACCTGCGGTAAATTCCCAATGGTCATCATCAACAACTGTAATAGAAAATGTGCCATTAATATTTGCACTTGCTAAACCATCTCCATCATCATCAAAAATATCATCTGCTCCTGATAGAGTAACAGATGCACCTGTACTAAATCCGTGTCCTACTTGTGTAACTTTAACAACTCCTGAACCTTGTTGAGTAGCAAAAGGATCAGAATCCAAATCTATTTCAACAGCATCCTCTAAAGTTGCAGTTACTATAGTTGAAGAAGTATATCCTGTGATTGTTAATTCTGCTCCGTGATACCTGATAACCATACCCACATAACTTGAAGTCCAATAAGCACTAGATGTAGTACAAGTTACGCCAGTAGCACCTTTAGTAGTAGAATTAATATCCAAAGTAATACTATCGTCAGCAAATTTAAAATAAGGTTGATAGGTTTTTTCTCCATTGACACTTGTTTCAAATCCAAAAGCTACTCTTGTAAAAGATGAAGCTCCTATCCTAGTAATAATTTGTGGCACAATATCTTCGTGGACCACAATCATTGTATCGCCTTGTTGAGTAAAGTTTAATTCAAATAGATCAGCAGTACCCCAAGGACAAGAAGTAAAGCTTGCTGCCAAGACTCCTGCAGTCGTATAGATTTTTAATTTTGTATTTTGAAAAGCAAATACATATTCTTGAGAAGAATTAAAGATAAAATGTTCTAAGCGAGTAGCTTCTCCTAGGTCTGCTCTAAAGAGAGTTCCCCCTCTTCTTTCAACACCTCCCTGATTTAAGGGAATAACATTCCTAGCTTTTTTTAAACCCTGTGCATATGCCGCAACATCTACACGAGAGATAATTGTAGGATCGAGTTCTCCTCTAAGAAAGCTTGCTTGGTGTACTCTTGTTCTTGCCATAGCATTTCATTAAGGAGATTTAGCATCGATTTTATTAAATGAAGTTACGTTCCTAACATTTTTAAATCGATCTACTTCCATTCTTTTAGTTGTTTGAGCTTGAGAATCTATTGCTTTCGCAATAGCAAGTTGGGCTATTGATCGTTTGTGATAAAGTTCTGATAGCTGATCGTTTCTTGCTATCGCACCCGCATACAAAGACGCTAGTTCGAAAACTAGCGTCTGTTTGAAGTATGGTGGAAAATCGCTTTCGCTTGGTTGGAAAGTATAATCCGCCACTACCGTATCAGTTGAGGAGGTGTTTGTAAAGATTTGACCGCCATACCGATCATATTTAATTACATCATCTGCTACGGTAACTGTGTGGATAATTAATGCGTCTGCTGGTAGTGAATATGCAGAATCATATCTTGCTGTTGGATCAGTTGTTAATTTACTTAATGCAACCTGTTTGCTTGCAAATCTCCATCTAGTTCTTGTTAATAAAGCTTCTAATGTAGATTCGTATAATTGGCTAGATACCTTAGATTCTGTGGTATTTTCAGTAAAGCTTGTAACGGTGTTAGCACCTACTAAAACTAATGCTTTACTACAAATATCAAATTTACTATCAGCCATTTTATTTTTCTATCTTAAGTGTAGGCGGAATGCAAGCACCCCGCCTATACGTCTTATGTTACTATGTACCGTTGATCGTTGCTACAGAAGTTCCAGAATTCGTGGATACTACCACGAGGTCTGCAGTTCTAGTTCCGCCAGTTGAACCTACACAAAGTATTAAATCGTTTACTTTGAGTTCAGTGGTTGCAGCTAGAAAGTAGTCTGTACCAATTATAGTACTGATTGTGTCAGTTGAAGAATAGTGCCAAATTCCAACGGACCCACCAGCTACTTTTTTTAAGTCTGCTATTGCAAATGCCATTATAATTTTCTCCTATTCTGTTATTTGAACCTTAATCGCACCATTAGCGTCAATCATTGTTGCACCCATTGACATATAAGATGTGATAAGATTACTGACTTTTTCTGGAATGTAATTTATTTCTGTTCTAATTTCAGAACCATTAGCAACACCTACCGCACTTTTGTGAAATGCGTGGCATTCTCTAGTAGTTGAAGAAATAGAAAGTCCTGAATGTACAAACCAAGTGAAAGACAACCATCTTTTTGCAGTCATACCGCCAGCGTAAGGAAGCCCAGCTTCTCCGATGTATTCTGCACGAGAGAATTGATCTATTTGTAATAGATCAGCCCATCCTGCAGGAGATACTACAAAGTATCTACCACCATCATCAGGGACATCTGCTCCGCCGAATTCTTCGTAAACAGTCAAAGATTTAGCAAGCGTTAAAGCTGCTGAACCGTGAGCTATGTTTGCCGAATTTGTTCCAGCGTCTAAGACATCTATGATTAGAGAGTCTGTTTTTCTTCCAAGTGCTGCCGCAGCAGACTGAGAAAGTACTTGTCTTTCGTCAATGTTAGTCTTTAGTTCGTCTAATCTGTCGACATAATCTGCCGCATAATAGTCTGCTAAAGTAACATCAACTGTACTATGCGAAATATCCATAGTTGGAACCTGTGCGTGTCTTGATTTAGACACCGCTGTACCAGTTCCTACTTTTTGGAATCTCGCTTGGCTACCAGTAACATTATTTAACTGTCTTACCGTGTTACGAAGTTTAGAACCCATACGTTGATATGCCATATGAACTTCCGCTTCGAACTGTTTGATAAAAGCAGTTGAAATAGATGTACTCATAACTTTTCTCCTTGTCAGTTATTGTTAATAAAAACAGTTATCCTTGATGACTTAATTCGGTTGCCCAGTGTGGACCGATTTCCCTCAAAACGGGCTGCGTACCTAATTTGATTGCACAATGCAATCTCTTATAGAAGTAATACATTTTAACTCCTTTGACAAGTATTTCTTTAGAAAAAATAAATCCTTGCCATTTTAACCATCGGATACTTAATTTGTGTTCAGCAATTATGTAATTGCATAGATACTCATAGTCTTCTTCCATATAAGCCAACCATCTTTTATTGCCTTTTAGGAAGTAACGATAGTATTTCTCCAACAAATCAGAAGATAAGAATGATATGTATCCCACTTTTGGATTTTCTTTTGTAGGAATCACACCAAAAATTGCAACAACTTCATTGGTATCTTTAGTTAGGATTGTATAGGTGCAGGTGTTTGGTCTTGCGTAACGAAATGGCAGTAATAGGGCGTGGATTGGATCAAACCCTAATACTGCTATCTCGAACCGATCAAGCGACTTAAGTTTGGGAGCTAAAGCAAAACAATGATCGGGAATAGTCTTTTCGACTATCAGCATTAAACACGATATAATCTACTGAACGCTTCATCCACTTTTTTAACATAAGCAGGATCACGTTCTCTTGAATCAAAATATTTTTTATCTCTCATCATCTCTTTTACATCCGCAAGAGTTAATGGTCTATCAGGTTGAGTAACTTGATTGGCACGAGAAAGATTATGTTTAGTAGCGTCTATAACTTTTTCTAATGCTTCAATACCATCTGCTGATTGTCCAAGTGTACCTGAGATTTTATCAAATTGTTCTTGATTAAAAAATGTTGATGCCCAACTATTAACTGCATCAATTCTTGCATCAGCATTTTCTCCTAACTTTGTTTTCTCTTCCTCAACATTGACTTGACTACCTAAGTACATATCAACATATTTATTAATACCCTCTTCAAAAATTTCTTGATTACCAGATTGTTCCCAACATTGTTTTCTCCACCAGTCTGTCATAGGATTGGCTCTAACCATATCTTCAGTTATTCCCTCGGGAAGTTTTGGCAATTCATATTTATCAATAGAGGGAGGTCTTTTAGCTCGTGCCTCTATTTGCAGTTCATCCTGAACAGTTTTTTTCATTTCTTCTTTTTTACCACCAACAAACTTTTCAAGATTACTATAGGACTTACCCATCTCATCTAGGATTGGTTCGCCAGTATCCTTATTCCAAAACTTTTCAGGAATATACTCAGGTCTTTTGCTTATAACTTTAGGAGTATCTTTAACAGTAGGTTCTTCTTTTTCTTTTGTTTCTACTTTAGGTTCCTCTTTAGGTTCTACTTTAGGTTCCTCTTTAGGTTGTTCTGTAGGTTGTTCTTCTTTTTTTATTTCTTCTTCAGCCATTATTTATCCTTTCTATCTTTCACTATTTTTTGGCTTAATCCTTTATTGATTCTTCTTTGAATTAAACCATATAAATATCTTTGTCCCTCCAAATGTCTAAGTGCGTGATCCGTAATTTCTCCACCTGCAATCGCTTCAATAGTAATACTTCTTAATGCTTGTAACACCGCTTTACCTGCGGGTGTATTAAAAGCATCTGCAAATATAAAATTAAGTTTTTCTTCTAAATCAGGAGTTCGTTTCATATTATCTAAACCTACAACTACTTTAGGTATTTGTTCTGATTTCATTCTACGTTACTATCATTTTTATATTCATCTTTCAAGATTGCCTTTAGAAACCAAATAGCTTTTCTAATATCGGTTGCACCATCTTTTACCCTATGTCGTGTTATATATTTGATAGCAGTTGCATCTGCATAAGGCAAATCTTTCACATAATCATAGGTTTGTAATGTTCTGCCACATTCACATTTACCTGCCTGATAATATGCTGGATTGATTTTATCTTGCAATATATCCCGTTCCTTTCTTTTTATCTGCCCATCTTTTATTCCAAGCCCAGCAACTTATTTTACCTCCATAAGTTTCTAATAGACCATAGATATAATCTTTACATTGTATAATCATTTAAGTGTACCTATCCAATTACCTTTCTTATTTAAAACCATTGGTAATAATCTTGGAAATCCATTCAAGATAATTCCACAACCAATGACAAAGCGTGTGCGAAAATTCTTTGCATAGTGAAACGCTAGTGATTTTTGATTTATTAAACATCCCACATTCATAGCAAAGAATAAATTATTAGGATTAGCCCAGTAGCTTATAAGAAACTTTGTATGATAGTGTCCTTGAACTGCCGACATTCCCATTGTCTGAGATACTTTTAAAATATCTGCTGATCTTCCGTGAGTAAAAAAGCATTGTTGTCCGTTAGGTAAATCTAAAGTTAAATCATCTACCCATTTCCATTTCTTTGTTCCAAGAAATTCAGCATAGTCTTTTAAGAA